TGGTGTTGCAGAACTGCCTATTCTTTCCCAAATACGGAAGTGTGCCAATGAACCAGTTAAAACGTTAGTTAGAGTTCCACTAGAATCAACACCTCTGGAAGCACCAAGATAACTAGCTGCTTGGGTTGTTGTTCCGTATCGCATTTGCATTTGCAGTTCGTCTGTTGAAGTTGCACCAAAAATGTATTCAATGTTGATTAAATAACTCTTGTAAGTAGATGAAAATACTGAATCAACAGTATGACTTGCTACTGCCGAAAATGTGCTTCGGTTGATGAGTTTTAATCCAGATGAACCGCCTACTGCTACCCATGCCGATCCGCTGTAATACTCGACGGAATTAGTGTCGGCCAAGTAAGACATATTGCCTTCTTGTGGGCTAGTAACAGCAGCAGTACGAGCAGCCGCGCTAGCGAATACCCAGACTCCCTGCATAAGATATCCGTTAGTGTCTGCGGCTGTGAGAACATCACCTGTGGCGAATGTCTTGAAGCCTTGTCCTGCTGCCATCTGTTCTCCTTAGTAAGAAAGTGTGTTAGTGCCTAGTATCCCATAATCAGTACCCAATACAAAGGACTCAATTATAGGTTCTAGGGTGGTTAGTACGGTCTTCCAAGCACTCGGCCGAATATCGTGAGATATACCGAATACCTGCAAAGTCTTAGTTAAGGTCGATGACCCTGGTTGTGTGGTGCTGATGGTTACTGGATCAAAGAAATCAAGGTCTAAAGCGGCAGTAATGCCAGCATCGTAATTTGCAGTGTAGAGATCCAAAGTAACTGCATCGCAACGGATCGAGGTTTCTTGCCTAGAGGCCAAGAATGCTTGTGCATTGTTCAGAGCTTCTGTGTCCGTTTCCATCAAAAGATTTTGCTCTTGATAAGAATGCAAGAAATATTTATCAATCGAATTTTGGTTGAATGCAACTTGCGGGCTGCCGCCTGTGCGAGTAACGCTGACCTTGTTGAAAACAAGAGTATCGTCTAGTTTCCATAAAGCATTGTTATATGAAATACCAGTGCCATTGTCATTGAAATCAACGGGAGTGCCAGCAACACTAGATGAAGTAAGTTGGCGGTCTTGAAAAACAACATTTCCAAATCCGTCCATATACAAAGAACCATATTCAGTGCTAGTGACTGTTTGCATTGCAGCTAGAGAAGTTCTAAGAGTGCCCGGGTCTGCTTGAACTGTGGTTTGCCCAGCATCGATATCGCGCATGCCAGTAGGCCAGCCGATTGAATCGAGGATCTTGCCTATTCGAGTGCCACTTGTTTGACCGCTTGGAGTTGTTGCCACTGTGGTTATCTGGGCATTCTGAAATAATCTAAATCCGTCAACGGCTTGGATTGTAGTGTAAACGATTTCACCCACATCTTTAGGGGTAGTCGTGTTATAACTAGTTATGTAGCCAGCAAAGATTGGGTAAGTAGTTCCATTCCAAGATGCAGTAATAGTTACTTTACGCATGGGAGTTAACAAGTTGTAATAAGGACTTGCTGGGTTCATCGGGTTAAAGTCACCGTTTTGATCGATGATGCGAAGGCTCATTGTGCCAGTCTGAAATACATCTGAAAGAGCTGTGCGACCACGATTGGTCTTGATTGAATCAACTAAGTTGGAAACATCGACTGTGACCGCTGTGGTATCAGCAAGAGCATTAACGCCCAGAACGCCAGAATCTAAGATCATAGGCGAAGCAAAACCAGCACCTGTTGAAAAGTTGATAATGGCGTTAATTACTGGGATTGTCATGGCTTACCCATTATCGGGAGCTGCGCCCGGACGGTAGGTGTTATAGCCATTTGTGTTGCCAATAACGATTGCATCATTTACAACCTTGACAATGTCGTCTTGTGTAAGAAGGGAACCTTCCACATTTACATTGACAGTTACGTTAGAAGATGAACTAGAACTGCTAGTCGGAATAACAGGGAACAAATTTTCTAAGTCAAAGAATGATGATGGTATATATACAACTGGCTCGGTTAAAACACTTGTGCTGCCGCCAGCACCAGCACCTGCACCACCTGCACCACTAGCCGCACCACCAGCAGCCGCGGCAGCAGCTTTGGCAGCTTCATCTAGATTACGATCTTTATTTTGATTAGGGTTGAAAGTTAGACCGCTGCCCACAGGCATTCCAGCAATCTTCCCAAGAAGAAGAGCGATACCTTCTAAACTTGTTAATGTGGCAGCGAATGGATCTGGTGCTGGTTTAATGCCAATAATCTGCGCACTTAATTTAGCAGTTGCTATCTGTGAAGCTTCTAGCTTCTTTTGTAGGCTGTCAGCAAGATCATCGTTCTCATTGAGAATTGCTTGCTGTAACTCTAAGCGTAACTTTTCTTCTTTCGTAATCTTGCCTTGAAGAGCAGCATTGATCTGAATCTTATCGAGATCAAACATTGCAGAAGCCTTGGCTAACTTGTCAGTTTTTTGCTTGGCTGCTAATTCTTTAGCTGCTAACTTGGCACGATCGGCAGCAGCCTTGGCCTCGGCTTTGCGTAATGCTTCGGCGTTTTTCTTTTCTAATTCTGCTTGCTTCTTTGCTTCAGCCTGTGCTGCCTTGTATTTGGTAAGGTCAAAGCGTTCGCCAAATTTTAAGCCATCTGTCTGATCAAAGAAGTCTGTGGACTTTTTGCCTAGTGCATCGAACTTGGAATCAAGTCCATCAAGTGAAATGCCTACCGCTGTGATGATAGCAATGATTCCCGCAGCAGCTGCAATACCACCGAAAGGGTTTAACACGAATGCTTGGGCGATTGCAGTGGTCAGCGCAACTACTCTAAGAGCCTTCATGGCCTTTGTAACGCCACCAAGGATCTTGATTGTGCCATTCACACCAGCCTGAATCTTACCTAGTGTGAACAAGGCTGCAAAGGCTATTCCGACTGTCTTAATGACAGGTAAGAAGTCCTTGACTACTTGGCCTAAGTTGCGGATTGCTTCCCCTGCATTAGTGCCAAAGTCGATAATCTTTTGTTGCAATACTTCAATGTCTTGTGATCCTGTTGCAACCATAAGCGCATCAATCAAGCCTTTACCGATTGACTCTTTGGCTTCATCGATCGCGACATTGATGCGGGCTAACTTGCCAGCAAAGGTATCGGCAGCAACGGCAGCACCGCCACCGAAGATGTCATTGAATCGAGCCATGATCTCAGTTGCAGACATGGTTTTAAGTTCTAATTGGGTAAGGCCAAGGGCGTATTTCTTTAGACCCTTTGTGTTGCCAAGTTGAGCAGCAGCCAGATCAGATACAACAGTATTGAGATCAATGCCACTAGCTGCGCTAATATCCATTGCAAGGGTTAACGCATCTTGTGCCGCACTGACTGAGCCAAGAGTCTGAACTAGTTTCGCCATGGCCGGACGAAGCTCAGAATCAGACACACCTGTCGCGAGCTGCATCTGAGATATGAAGGCTTCGACTGATTGGGTAGCCATGCCAAAGCCAAGGTTCTGAAGTGTGTTAGCAAGTAACTTGGCAGACTTTTCTTCTTCTGCGAATGCTTTAATTGCCTGATTGGTTAGGGCAAGTATCGATCCACCAATTAAGGCTTTCTTTAAGGTGCGACCAAGCTTCTCAATAGACTTCTCAGTCTGGTTAAATGCCTTCTTGCCAGTAAACTCGGCAGCAATATCAATGACAATATTCGAGGCCATTACTTCACCACCTTAGATTGGCTTTCAAAGTTTCGTCTAGCATTCTCGATAGCCTTTAGAACGCCATCTCGGGCTTTGCCTTGGTTCTCTTCATAGGCGCGGAATAACACGCGGCCTTCCATCTTGTCAGTACCCTTCATTGATGATGAATACTTGTTGTTCAAGTTTTGCACGAATCGACTGTTGGGAGTTTTACGGCCAGCAGTTTCATAAATAGCACCAGCTGCGCTTTTGTTAAACAAGCGCGCTAATGATCTGAATCCTCGGCGATTAGGTTTGCTTGGCGTTGTTTTGTAACCAATACCAGCTTTAACAATTTTTGGAGTATAGGTAGGAAAAGTGCCTTGGCTCTCTGGCCTAGGTAACCAGTTACTAAGGATCTGGGATTCGCTCGGTGCGTAACCGCGAGCAGCTTTAGAGACTGGCTTTAGAGCGAATCCCATTTCCTTCGGTAATGATTTAGCTAAAAGAGGTGAGTAGTTGCGAAGGGCTTTACGCAGTGCGATTGCGCCCTTTACTTCTACTGGCATCTTTTATCTCCTTGTTTCGGTCTTTCATAGCTTGTAATAAAGCCTTGAACATTCTCGAATCAAGTTCGAGCAAGTCGTTAGGCGCGATCCTTGTTTCCAAACTTAATCTTGCAACTAAGTAAGTAAATGAATCCCGCCCTATAATTCCGGGTCGTCATCTAGAACTTCCACTTTTACAAGTGTGTCTAGGAACGCTACCCCGAAAGGCTTAACTGTTTCGCTAGTACCTTCAAAACTACGACGCAAACATTCCCAAGCAAGATAATAGACATCCGACTGGGATTCTTTCTCGCGAAAGGCTTTGTGAAAGCCCATCTTTGCATGGTTCTCGAATGCGTATTCGATTGATGGCGTGATCTGATGCTCAGATACAGTGCCATCGGTTCTAGTGATCTTTAGCTTTGCCATTTCTTTTAGCCCTTTTCTTTAGTAGTTAGATTATGACCAAGTACCAGTTGAAGCAGTTGCTGTCTTGCTGTTGCAAGTAAAGGTTAGATCCATCATACCTTCATCAGCTACTGCGCCGTTGATGTCTGTTAGGTTATCAACCAAGATTGTGCCTGAGTAAAGCAGGTTAGTTGCTGATACCGCAGCTGATGAATCTTGAATTGCTTGCCATGCAACAGTTGTGCCATAAGCAGCCTGCAGTGTTGCTAGAACGCTTCCTGCTGCTGTGTCGTTCAAGAATGAAACTGTGAGTGTGTCTGCTGAAAGACCTGTAACAAACTTATGAGCTGTGTCGCCCATTGCAGTTACTTCGATCTGATCTGCTACACGATTAAGGGTGAATGCAGTTACATGGTCAGAAAGATTAACAGTAGCAATCTTTAAACCGACCTTATTATTTAGAAAAATTGCCATGATTATTCTTCTTCCTTCTTAGTAGTTACTGGCTTTGGTGCTGTGGTGATCTGACCAATCTTCTTCAAGAAGGCTAGATCCTCTGGTGTTAGGTCTGACATATTAACTCCAACTTGTTAGGATTGATACGGAAATCTCGCAGCTGAGCAGATCACCTGATGCAGCGTTGAGAATGCTTGGGGCAGATACACTGCCTACATTATACGTTAAAGAACTAGCAGCTAATAAGTTAAACACTCTAACCAAGTTAGTTTCAATACCGTTAAGGTTGCCTTCGTTATCGAATAAAGGCACTGTAATAATAATCTTAAAATTAGCCAAAGGACTTACTGTGTTGCGCGCATTGTTGCTTGGCGTAAGGTAAGGATCGTCCGGGCTTACGATAACTGAATTGGCAAGAACTACGCTTGGCGGGAACGCGAATGTGCTCCAAAGTGAGTTGTCAACTAAGGCAGTTGCAAGTGTAGTTCGAAGGGTTGTGATCGATGCTGGCATCAGCCCACCATTGAGCGGGGGTCTAGCGCGTGTGCGATCAATCCTCTGACCTTAGCGAGCAGCTGTGCTGACATTCGATAAGGTGAGGGCTGGAAATCTACGGAGTTAGAACCAGTCAAAGTGCTGGTTCTTGCTTGCCAGATCTCAACAGCTATCATCAAAGCGGCATTCTGAATAGCCATGTCGGCTGTCCAGTCTGTGTAAGTTCTTGAAGCAACTGAGCCATAAGGCGCAATAGCATGCTTAGTTTGCGCTGTTGCATGCGCGGTATTCATTGTAATCGAGTAATCGCCAACGGCTGTTAAAACTTTGCTTCCATTGTAATTACTACCAGAATTGGTAATTGTTACAGTTTGACCAACGTAAAAAATTTCCTTGACAGGATCATTAAAGTAAAGAGTGCCTGAACCAACAACATTTTCATGAGCTACTGAAAAATAAGTAGGACTCCATAGCATTGGCAATAAAACTGCATCTGCTGCATCGCAGACTTCTTGAATTGTTGCATCTGGGTACAGCGAGCCAACGCCAAGCGTTGCTTTTAGTTCAGCTACTGTGCAGAGTGCCATTCCAATTCCTTTCTAAAGACCAAGAGGGGGCAAGGGCTATGCCCCCTCTCAGCGACTTAGTGGGCTTACGCCTTGTTATTCTTGAATGCGCCCGCGCCAACCTTAGTTGCGATTGCGCCGAAGCCGTAGTAACCGATGGTTACTTGACCCGCTGCTGTTGATTCCGCGCGTAGGCGGTAGGTAGGGCTCTCATACCATGTGTATGCATCTGGGTTAACGATAAGGATTGTGCCATCGCCATCGCCACCGTTTGTTGGATCGACATAGAGGTTAAGTCCTGCAACATTACCTGTTAGTGATGTTGGGGCTACTTGACCGCCAGCGTTCATTGGCTGTGATGCTGTGTAGATTGGGCGACCTGAATCGTTAAGTGACATGATGTTTGACCATTGTCCTGTTGATACGATCATGTTACGAGCGAATGGATTTGGAAGTCCTGCTGTAGCT